GAAGGTCAAAAGAACGAACAACGTGCTTTGAGTATTGCCACTGTTCAAAGAACTGTCCAACCATTGCGTCCCAATCGCCATCTCGCATGGCGGCGCGGCGGCGCGGGTCAGGAATAGAGTCAAGAACTGCGTGATACCCTTCATTGACGTGAGGGTTGTCGGTAACTTTGGCTTGAATAAAAGCAACGCTTCTAGTGCGGTTGTTGTCGCCAATTTTTTCTTCGTACCGCACCTTCCCACGCTTAGTGGGATTGATGAAACGGTCTTTGAGGTACTTGTGGCCAATTCCGCCAGGGTTCGTTGCCAAACGAAGGCCGATAACTGGGACCAAGCGGCTGCCGGAACGAAGACGCTCTTCAATGTGCTGAATAACCGCGGGAAGCATTTGTGAGGCTTCGTCAATGTAAAACGCTTGGTATTCACCACCAAGAATTCGGGAGGCGTCTACAAGGTTTTCGGCGTATGTAAAGTTGATAATAGAACCGTTAGCGAACTTTAAAACCTTGTTGGTTGAGTTCCACTTGGCACCAAGGTCACGACCATAGTTCCATTTGGCCAATTGAGCCAAGAATGATTCTTCCAACTCTGGGTACGAACGCCGGAAACAACCGATTTTCATACCAGGGTGGTTGGCGGCGTTATAAAGCGCATCCATCAAAAAGGCGGCGGTTTTGCCACCACCGGCGGCTCCACCATACAAAATAGCGTCAACTCGTTCGGCAGAAGCAGCGTGAAAAACCTGTTGGCGCTCTGTGGGAACGTAGCCAAGAATCTCAAACACGTTAACTTCAGGCGGTTTGACCGAATCCGAAATAAACTTGCTAAAGGAAGACATTACCTAAACCAAAGTACAAATGACCATGCAACAGCAAGAGCGCTGCTTGTCAAAATGGCTACACCTAATGTAGAGCGGACAAAACAAGAAGCCTTTACAAGTTCAATGTGGACGGCGGCTTGAGAAATGCTTAGAGCATTATTCATACGAATCAAACCCAGGGTTTCTTCGTATTGTGTGTCGCCCATAATTTTGCGCGCTTCGATTTCGCCCTCACCTACAAGGTAGCCAAGGCTATCAATAATAGAACGGGCTTCTGAGTTGTCGTTTTCCATAATTACCTAGAACCTTAAGTTGTCCACGTCATCGTTGGACATAAGACGACGAATAAATTCATCGTGAGCCTCCCATTGGAGGGCTATCGGCAGTTTCCGAAGAATGGATACTTGCCAGGGTTCAAAACCGAGGTAAAAAAGTTCCTCATTGCTCGGGGCAGAGTGAGGCCGATTCTTGTTCATAATTTACCACGTTTTTCTGAAATGTCAAGTATTTAAAATTGGGCGGCGCGCGGGGGGTGCTTCCGTCACCAAAACCTGACCATCGGATGAGGTCAATTGATGCATATAAGCACGCCAGCGAAAACGGTCCGGCGCTCCTGCATCGACCCATTGGACGTAGCAATCAGAACACATAGCGGTTTTAACGGCAGGGAGAATCGTGCAAATCTCGCAAGGTTCGCTTGCTTGACGCTTGCGCTTTTTTTCAACGCCTTCTTTAAGAAAATTAATGCTTTCAAGAATTTGGCGCAGGTTTTCTTCCGATTGAATAATCTTTCGCTCGATTTTACGAACTTCTTCACGCACGGTGTCTTTGGGCTTCTTGCTTCTCATGCTCGCTTCTGCCGCGCGTTCGGTCGGGGTCAACTCCGAAGAAGAGCCACGATTGGATGCGGCAATACTGGTTCCCGTGTTGGAAACGGCATAAGTGTCAAGGCCAATTTCATCTCGGCGCACAAGATTCTCAAGTTCAACGGCAGAAATCTTGTTGGTAAAACGCCCAATGGCTTCAAGAGAATCGGTCATCCGCTTAAGGCGCTGCTGAGAACGACGATTTAGTTTCTTTGCCATTGGTTCCTCCGGCTATAGCGAGGGGGCGACAAAAGCACCCACTCTAATGTAAAGTTACAACAAAAAATTTACAAAGTCAAGGATTTAGGTCAACCTGATTTTTAACGCAATAATCGTAGGCTCTCAAAAGTACAAGCCAGGAATCAAAGTCTTGGGTGGCATACGCTTTGCGGGCATTTTTGCCTCGACGCTTGTGTACTACCACAAACGGTTTGCCGGCTTTTTCTGAAGCAATTTCGGCTTGTTTCATCCAAGCAGCCAACGCCATTGTTTGTTGGTTTTTTGCTTCAAGAACAATTGGGATTCCATCAATGTCTCCGAATTCCCAGTTAATAGGACCGGGGCGGTGCGCCTCAGGAAAACCGTCTTCGTTAAGGATTTTTACAATTTCGCTTTCAAACGAAGTCCCTTTGGCGCGTGCTTTGCTCATAGTTGAGCCAATGTGTTTTCCAGCGTTTCATCAACCCATGAATACTCACAGACAAGGCAAAGCCGCTTAAGCCATTCTTCTTTTCCGTCGGAGGTGTAGACGGTTTTAATTGTTGAACGCATACTTCGGGTTTCATCAACAACTTCACCCTGACGACCGTAAACGGTGCTAATGGTAATAACAATCGAATCGTCTTCGCATCGGATGCCGCATTTAGGGCATTCGGCAATTACCGAACCACGCGCGGAATGGCTGCCGAAAAGGCTAGGGCCGACCGAAATCACTTGAGTTCACCAATGACGTTTTTAAGACCAAACCAAATAATGTAAATTGGCCACGAAAAAGAGTCTCGAAGAATCTTTAGAATCAAAGTGTAAAATTGAACGTGGAATTCTTGTTCTTTCCACTCCTGCAACGTTCGTTGCGTAATGTAACAAATGCGCACAAGGAAAAAAACCGAAACGGTGACGTACCCAAAAATGCAATCAATCCAAACCGACATTTTCTTCCTCCTGCTCTCCGTAGATTTCTGACCACGCTTTGTTGCTGACCAGTGAAGCACATGATACCACACCATTTTCAACATACGCGGTCCCATTGCGAATCACTTGTGTTGCGTTTTTAAGGCCAAGCGCCACAGAGGGCGAATTGCCGTATGCGCTAATTTCTTCTGTCATTTCAAGAATTGCATAAATTCTTTCGCCTTTTTGCTTCAAACGCGCGGCCCCGACGTTTTCGTTTTGGTCAAAATTTACCAGAAGGGGAACAAGGTCCGGGACAAAAACATTGTGGTATGTCAACTCGGGTTGATTGATATGCGCAAGAATGACATACTTGTTTTGAGATGCTTTTTTCATATGCAAAAACCCTATCATTTCAAGGGTTTTGTGTCAAGCATTTCCCAAAACCCTTGAAACTTTGGGGTCCTCACCAGTGAGGAGGGGTATATATATTAATATATATATATAAATATAATGCTCAAAATTTGACATGGCCAAAGGCTTGACAGCCGCAATTACAGTGTGGTACAATGTAAGTGCTCACAAACGTGGGCATTCCTACCGGAAGGAAAACCATGTCAGCAACCGCTAACATTTTTACTGCCGTTGGTACTTCTTGGGCTGCTAGCGCCGTGGGTTTTGTCGCCTATGCTGTTAAGGCTGCAAAGAAGGACAACGCCAAGTTCCAGGCTTTTATTGCCCACATTGAAACAGAATTTGACAACGTTTTGCTTGAGGTGCAAAAGGTAGAGTTGTCACTTTCCGCCCTCGTCCCCGCGCCGGCTCCCGAGCCTGCCCCTGTAACGCCTGCGCCTGCAAAGACCGTAGCCAAGCGAGTTTCTACCGCATCAAAGCGTAATTTGCGTTAAGGGATTTGCGGGGCATGAAGTGCGCTAAACAACATTTCATGCCCTGTGGCCTTGGCCTGTGGCGCAATGGCAGCGCGGGAAACTGTTAATTTCTAGGTTGAAGGTTCGAGTCCTTCCAGGCCAGCAAATTGGTCAGTAGCATAATGGATAGTGCAACTGGCTTCTATCCAGTCCAGTGTGGGTTCGACTCCCACCTGACCAGCATTTGCCCCTGTGGCGTAACGGTAGCGCAGCACTTTTGTAATGTGAAGGTTGGGGGTTCGAATCCCTCCGGGGGCACTTTGAACAAGGAGAAAAATGAAGGAAACGATTTACTGCGCAGGGCCCATGTCCGGGTACAAAGAGTGGAACTTTCCTGCATTTTATGCAAACTCTGATTACATGCGCTCTTTGGGTTGGGATGTTATAAACCCAGCAGAGTTGGATAAAAACGTTGGCTTTGACCCCAAAATTGCAACGGAAGAGTTTACCGAGCAACACTTCAAAGACGCCATGAAAAGAGATTACAGAGCAATCCTTGACTGCGATGCCATTGCGTTTATGCCCGGTTGGGAAAAATCCAGGGGCGCCCGACTTGAGCGTGATTTTGCCAGTCGGCTTGGTTTGCCAATGTACCGAGTTGACGTTGCCAGCAGTTATTTTGAGCAGGAAAAGATTATTGGCATTGCCGGTTTTGCTCAAAGTGGCAAAGACCTTTTGGCTGGTCACTTTGTAGCAAACCATGGGTTTGAACGCGTTGCTTTTGCAGACACCCTCCGTGGTATGCTTTACGAGACAAACCCAATTGTGGCGCTTGTTTACGAAGACCGTTTCCGTGAAGTTACAAGAGTCCAAAGTGTTGTTGACGCAATTGGCTGGGAGGGCGCTAAATCGGAATACCCAGAAATCCGGGAACTCCTTCAGCGCCTTGGAACCGAAGCGGGGCGCAAGCACATTGCTGATGACATTTGGAGCCGCACCGTTTTTGAACGCCCGCATTTGGCCAAACTGGTAATTCCCGATGTTCGTTTTCCGAATGAAGCCAAAGCAATTCAAGACAGAGGCGGGGTTATTATCCGAGTCAAGCGAGATGGCTATGAGCCAATCAATGGCCATATTAGCGAAACCGCATATGACGGGTTTGACATTGTTCTTGAAAACAACGGGGCGCCAGAAGAATTGTTTGCCAGCGCCGAATCCGCACTGGGGTGGGGCAATGGCAATTGAAAGCATTCTTCTAAAGGCAAAATTCAGCAAAGAAAAAGACCCAGAAAAATGGGCGGCTGAAATAGAGTATATTGAAGTTCTCCGAGAGCACCTAGATGCAATGGCTTATACCAAGGTGACGCATCAAAAAGAATTAGATGCTCACAAATTGTATCTTAGGAAACTTAACGAAATCGAGCATCCAGGTGCGTTTAAGTCGTGACCGTTTCAAGAGAAGAGTTTTTTGAGCGGGTTGAAGTTCTTGAAGAAAATTCTATTATTTCCCTGCAATACATGGAAGCGCCAATTCACCAAGCACTTCTTATTCATCATATTTTTGAAGAAGTACGCAAAATTGTCGAATAATACTTGACATAGGTTAAAAGCACGTGCTATAATTTCTATAGCGGGGTAGCGCAGTAGTAGAGCAGCGGGTTCATGTCCCGAAGGTCGTTGGTGCAAATCCAACTCCCGCCACTAAGAAATATTTGTTGCAACAAACGCATACCGGGGTAGGGGCACCTAGCCAAGTTAAGGTTGCGGTGGGTAGCCTGAGGGCAGGTTTGATTAGGTAAGACGTTCGATTCGTCCCCTACCCGCTAAATCGATGGGTAGCAAAGTGGCCAAACGCTTCTGGCTGTAAACCAGACCTCCTTAGAGTTCGGGGGTTCGAATCCCTCCCCATCGACCAGTGGCAAGGAAAGTAAACGGAGAATGGGCAACAAGGGTTCGGCAGACGTGCTGGTAATTCCTTTGTGTATACCTCACCGGCCATTAAAAAGAAGTAGCGACCAGTAGTAAACTTAAGTTGGGAGTGGCTTGCAACCGCCTCAATGTATCGGTTGGCGAATAATTCCCGTTAACCCCTGGTTGAATGCAAGGAAATGTTTACTAAGTGACTTGCAAAAATAGCAGACGTGGCGTAATGGTAACGTTGGGGAATCTAATTAATTCCCTGTCGTGGGTTCAAGCCCCACCGTCTGCTGGTAGACAGTGTGGTGTTAGTGGGAGCACCCGGCCTTTGCCGGAGCATCGGTTCAATTCCGGTCGCTGTTACAAAGTATAGAATGTTGTAAGATATTCGGGTGAAATGTTACGGTAGCATGGCGGTCTTCAAAACTGCTCGACTAGGTTCAATTCCTAACATCCGGGCTCTGGAAGCGTGGCCGAGCGGCTTAAGGCGTCT